GAAATCAAAACCTTTGAATTCTTCGGAAAAATAATCATTAGTTACGCTTTTAAAATCCTCATGACGTTTCTTAGCTATTTCTTGTTCTTTGTTATATCGGTTGAAAAACTCACTTGCTTTAGACATTTCATTGTTTACGCTAGGTCTCAACTTGATCTCTTCGTAATACTTTGATTTTAAATCTTCAAGAAAGTCTTTTGCTTTTGCAACCTCTTCTTTTTTTGCGAGTTTTTTTCGACGTTGGTCTCGCTCTTCGTCGTAATCTTCATCCACTTTAAAATTCTCTTCCATGATAAAATCAATTTCAGAGTTATCTAAATGCGGTTTAGTATTTTTGTAATATTCTTTAAGTAGTGTGTCTTCATCTACATTAGAGTAGTCAGCATTTAATCTAACATAATCATTTACATCTCCCCCAGTGTCTTTCATGAAGTTTATTAACTTCTCAACACTTTCTGGTAACTCACGAGTTGGAGCAGTTGATGCAACAACTTCTGGTTGTTTTTCTTTTAAGTCTTCTAGTTTTATTTCTTGGATCGGCGTCCCACTCTCAACTTTGTCTTCTTTTTCCTCTTTGGGAGACTCTTGCACGGGCGGCTCGGGTACGCTTCCTTCCACTTTTTGTACATCAGCGGTTTGTTTATCCGCATCCACGTGCACTGCGCTTGGCTCTGTAGTGGCATTTTCTTCTTTTTTGATTTCTATTTTAGGAGTATCTATTTTTTTATTTACTAATTTTTTAGGTCTCCCAGGTTTCTTCTTCATTTTGAAGTCACCTTCTTGTTTTACTTCTTCTTTTTTTTCTTCCATGATATGATATTATATAATTATATAGGAACTTCTTCATTTGGGTTATTTTCCATTACTGGAGATGGGGGTACTTGTGAAGGTAATTCCTGTTCTAATGATGGACCATTATTTTGTGTGCTAAAATCAGTGGGTAATAATCCATCTTGTCTTTGTTGAATCATCGCGCTTTGTTGCGTTGCTTCTAGTTTTGAGCGTTGATCTTTTCTATCTTCTATAGATTGCTCTCTATTTATATCTTTTTTTATTTCTAATTGAGCTAACTGCATGTCATAACCAAACTTCTGTTCAGCTAATTGCATTTTAATAGTTAACTCTTTTTCCATTTGTTGCATCTTAAACCCAGATTTTCCTTGTTCAATTTGCAATTCAGTTTGGGCTAAAGCTTCTTGTTTTTGAACCTCTGCCATAGCTGCTTTTTCTGCTGCTTCTGCACTTGCTTGAGCTTGCGCTTGGATCATCTTTTCTTGTTGCTCTTGGTCTTGTTTAGCTTTTTGTTTACGTTTTAACTTAAGTAATTGGTTTGCTAATTTTAGATTATGAATCTGTCTAATATCTATAGCATCTTCAAGATTGATTCCACCTTGTTGCATTGCTATTTGAATGTTTTGTTCTAAAACTTGTTTTTCTTCCTCATCTGGTTCTAATTCTAAGAATATACCAAAATCATATAAATGTAAATCTTTTACTTCTTCTAAAGTAGCTACATTATATAAACTTATACTATTAATTAACGCTTCATTAGTTAAAGCAAATTCTAACGAATCAGCTATACGTAGGGATATATTCTCACAAGCTCTAAGGGTTAAATATAAACCAGCGTCTAATATATGTCTAGTTGCAACATTTGATTGTGCTACGGCTAACTTCTGTAACCCTAATAAAGCATCTTTATCTGGATTACTACCATCTCTAGCTTCGTTTAATCCGGTTACATCTCTAATCATTTGTAAATAATACTGATATGTCTGAATAAGACTTTGTATCTTAGCCATACCATTATTACTATTAAGTTCTTGAATAGGAATTTTACCTGGATTCATATCCCCATCTTGAGTCATAGATCTACCTACAATAGAACCCGTTTGGAAATACATGTTTAAAGCTTCTTTAGGATTATAACTAGTACCACTTCCTAAATCAACCTCTGCTAATCCATCTACATCTAAATATACTCCATCTGGTACCATTCTAGATAGTACTTGTTGTAGTTTAAGTGAAGTAAGCTGAATCATGTCAGCAAAAGTTATCATACGTTCTACTAATGAAGTTATACGACCTTTATATAAATCTGGTGCGCATAAAACGTAATTCATATTTACTTTACTTAAATTAGACTTTGGACGAGTCATGTTATTAGCAACTCTCCAATCTAACATAATAGGATGGCCTAATATTTTAGCACCATGATATAAAACTTCAATAGATCTTGATACTCTATCAAAATTATCATTAGGTTCTGGATTAAATACATCAGGTTTTTCTAAAGCTTTTTCTAAGCCAGAAGCAGTTCTTTTTATTTTAAATACTTGTTCAGCAAATGTTTTGTATTCAAAATATAAAACTTGCACAGTATTATCATCTCTATTTCCTTTCCAATTTCTTCTGTATGTACTATTTCCTGGAAACTTTTGAATAGTTTCTAATTCTTGAGTTGTTAAATTTGGGAATTCTTTCTTTAATTCAGGTAAAGAAATATTTTTAACTTCGCCAACGTAATATATATCTTCAAAATTTGGATCATCAGTATATGAATAAACAACATTAGCTGGATCTACATAATCTACTGTTACTCCATTTGATTTATTCCAATTTGTTTTTACGCACCCAATTCCTAATTCAACTAAATCTTTATAAAACTTTCTTTTACATAATTCAAACTTGTTTCTAGCTAACGTATTGTTTATAGCTTCTTCTTCGGCTATTTCAATAGATTGTTTATAATCAAGTTGTAAATGTATTTCTAACTCTTCTTCATTCTCCGGAGGGTTAAGCATATCTTTAACTTCTGATATATCCATTCCTAATTGGAGCATTACTTCTTCTTGAAACTTCCTAGTAGCTATATTCTTATGTAGCATTGTTGCATAATCCGTCCTTTTCTTTTGAGAAGCAGGATCTTGGGCATAAGCTTTAATGTCATAAATTTTCTCTGACATTCCATTTACAACTATATCTACAAATTTTGGAATTACTGGAACGGGTGTCCAATCTAAGTTTAAATAAGATAAATCTCCATTTACAGACATTTCATCTTTATACTTTTGTATAGATTGTTCTCCTCTTGCGTATAATCTTCTTCTATGAAAAATATTATAATTATTAGAATACCTTGCTCCACCGACACCGCTTTGCCACCATTCGCCTTCAATTGCTCTAGCTACAGCTAAACCATAGTCCAAGGACATTTTTTCTTCTTGGGGAACTACCTGATCAGGAAAAGAGCTTTGTGTATTAGTATAAATCATTTATTATATTATTTTTGAAATCAATCCGTTATTATCGTATTTAGTAAAACCTAAATCAATTTTTTTCATCATTCTATCAGCTACTGGTTTGTATTTATTTCTGTTACATCCCATAATAGCTAAACCAGAACTAATCGAAGCATCATACTTAGTTCTATTATTTATATCAAAATTAGCCCAATCTTCTAAAGTCCGTTGATGATACATGTCTCCATATTGATCATCATAAAATCCTACATATGAATCTATATATGCTTCAATAGCTGCTGCATGTGCTTGTTTTATATCTTCACTTGAATTTGGTATTCCACCTATTTCTTTTTCTGATACGGATAATTTATTCCAAACTTTATCTGGTCTATTCATGCTAAATCCTCTATATCCTCTTCTTTTTAGATAATATAATAATCGGGGTTTATTATTCTCAATTAAAATGGGCATACCATAAAAATGTATAGCCATTAAAACATCTTCAAAGAATATTTCTGCTGTTTGTGGACGAGCTAAATATTCTAAAAAGAAATGATTAGGAGGTGCATCCTCCATTGAGAATTTAGTTAATCCATGAAGTGATCCTTTAGACCCTTTACCATCGACAGTACCACTAATATCATAAGAATCACAACCAAATGCTCCTATATGAGTATTTCCAGGTTTCTTATGTCCATCTTTTATTATTACATTATTTTGTAAATTTTTAGGAGGAATCCAAGATATTTGAAATCTTCCATTAGAGTTGGGAATAAATAAAACTTTAGTATCCATTACTCCTTCATGCCACTGAAAACTTCCTACAGTTACATTAGCTTTATTATTTAATTCCTCATTAAAATCTATTTGTTCATATATTTTAGTTAAGTTAAATAAAGATGCTTTAGTTTCATCTCTAAAAGCATGTTTTTCAGTGCGTGGGAATTGCCGATAATATTCGTTTAAACTATCTTGATCTGACTTTAATCCTTCAACTTCATTTTCCCAGTGTTCGATAACTCCGATTGTAATTGGGATATTATCAATTCCGAGGATTTTATTTTTTGGCGTAGTGAATACAGGTAGTCCAAAAGTATCCATGAATCCTTCGTAGTTCCATTCCATAGGGATGAAAAGAGAGTAGAGGCCAGAACTTGTTTGTCCGTTTCTATTTCTTTTTGTAACGTCGCTATTGTAGTATAGTTTTTTGAAGTTGTTTCCACCTTTGTCTAATGCATTTGAAGTTGAGCCCATCATACACTTACCTACAATTCTTCTTCCTAGTCTTAATGTAGTTTTTGTAACTCTCCAGTTATTTAATATATTATCAGGTCTTTCCCATTTACCACTTTCATCATGGGCTAATAGTTTTAGTTTTTCACCATCATAAGAGTTATCACCTGTATTTTTCCAGTCAATAGTTGTATCTAGCCCATGTAACTCTTTGAGTTTAACATTATCATCTAGTTTACGTCTAGTAAGTTTTGAAGCTGGGACTCTATATGCCAGCTCGGTCTTAGGACGATCCATACCATCCTGGATCGGCTTGAAGAAAAACGGATAGTTAACGGATATCGGGACAACTTTATCTGTGAACATTTTTTTAGCATCTGCTCCAGTTTTTGAAAGGATGCCGAATCTGGCATCTGAAGATATTGTTGCTTGATTGACAAGTTCAGCTGAGGACATAAAAGAAAATCCAGACCGTCTGTTTTTAAGATAGCACATTCCATAACATCTATCATCTGCTTTACATGCCTCCCAAAATATAAAGAAGAGTCTATTGGCTTCTCTATAATCGGCCGAACCAACGTCAATTTTTGACCATTGCAAGTACATATAGTGAGTACCAGTAATATAAGTAGGAATATTATTGTTGTAAAACCAGTATCCTTCATCTCGTCGCTTAAATTCTTCATCTATATAGTCATACCATTTTTCCTTAAATTCTGTAGGATATTCTTCCCAATCAAACCTACTTTTTATCCTACTTAATTCTTTAGGATATTCTGATTTTTCCCAGTATTGCTCCTCTTTATTTTCGCTTCGTTTAAAGCATTCATCTTCTGCTGGTAGTGCAATACGTAAGTTCTGGATCTCAATGATTTGCCCAATTTTTCCAGTTTTACTAATTACTATAAAATCGTAATCAGAATTATAACCATACTCCCATTTTTTATACCTATTTTGTTTTTTAAGTATTTTAGGGTTTACTATATCTTTTAACTCTTTCCACAACGTTTGTTCGTAACTCATTTACTTCTCCCTTCTGCAAAACCTTTAAAAGCTCTTTCTTCTTTTTTATCTTCTTTAGGCTTGCCTTCTAATAAGTTTTCTTCTTCTTCTAATCTATTAAGTATTTCAAACGCATCGAATATAGCTAATTTTTTAGTGGCAGCTGCGTTTTTTAGACGATCCGCAGATACATCCTCCCCCGTATCTACAATTGGTTCTTGAGCTACTTTTATCAATTCTTTCACTGCTAATTGCCCAGCGTGGATTATACTCTTTTTCGTTTCCTTGACGTTCATGCTTGATTAAAATATCTTTTGATTTCATACAATATAATAGTTCATTATTTATATTAAATTCCCATTGTCGTAAATCTGGAAAACTAACAATATCTCCTTCATTTATTCCTAAACGTTCTAATTGTTTGTTACCATATTTTAAGACTCCTTTATTAGGAATAACTTTTTCTCCAAGTGTACCTGAAGATAAAGGTTTAATAAAGCATCTGTCTAAAAACGCAGACGCTTTATCATCTTGTATATATAAATAAATTTGATCTGGAGCACAGAAATATAAATCTTCTTTAAAGTAAGATCTACTATTCTGCTGTTTACCTTTCATATTATAATATCTTCTAAAGACATTATGATGAACATAAATTAAATCTCCCTGTTTAATAGGTAAGTTATAAGCTTTAGGTACACTAATTACTTTAGCTAGTTTATTAACTGCTTTAAAAGTTTCAATTTTAGTATTTAAGATTAAATTTTTATCTTTTACTTTTATTGTGTTATTGTATCTTTCCCCTATTGGACTTACTATATAGTCATATAAACTATTCACTATAGTGTAGATCAAATTCTACAGCAATAGCCATTTGACTATTAAATTTCTTCCAAGGAAGAACTTCTTGTCCTTTTTTTATAAAAATAGAATATTCACCAGCTTTGTCGTTATTTAATATATCACATATAATATGACCTCCATAAACTTCTTGACCTACAGCATAATGCATAGCATCATTTTTATAATCAGAACCTATACTAATTTTTCTTATCTTATTCGACATTAGCTAGTTCTTCTTTAACTACTTCCATTTTGTTTTCAGTTTCTAAAGGGGTGAATTCACCGGTTTCTACATTAATATTAACTTGACCATACTCTGCCTCTAATACTGATTTAAAATCTTCTGTTGCTTTATTAACTTCACCAAACTCATGTAATAACCCATGTTTTTGAGCTGACACGTAACCTATTTGATTTAATAAATTATTTAATTTAGTTTGTTGTTCTTGAATCGTTTTTAAATGTTCTTCTTTAATTTTCATTTGATTAAATTTAATTGTTTATTTGTTTTATTTATAATCACTTGTTTATACGTATATTAACATTATATAAGAGGTGGTATTTCTAAACCATATAGAACACATGCTTCTTCCCAT